AATGTTGGTGATGCTGGTGGTTATACTGGTGCTCATACATTTGTTAGAGCTGATGTAAATGCAATTGATGCTGACCCAATTCTTTGGACTGACCCAGCCTCAATTCAACAATTCTATACTCCAACAACAGCAACCTATGACCCAGTCACTGGTTTAAGTGTAGTGACAATCCCAGGTCATAATATTGCACAAGGTGATTACATAGAATTCTTACCATATAGTTTCACATTTACTTGTGCTCAAGATGGTAATGCAACCGAACACTCATATCCAAGAAAAGGCGATGGTAATTATAGAGCTCCAATGGAGGTCACAGTTGTCGCTGGTGATGATATCACAGTTAATGTTGGTGTTGGTTCAGGTGGTGCTCATACATTTGTAAGTGTTTCCAATAATGCTGTTGCAAGACTTACTTACAATTCAGCTGGACAAAGAGCTAGAGAACAATTACAGGCAAATAGAACATTCCTACAAGAAGAAGTAATGGCATATCTTGATACACAATACTTCATCTTTGATGGCGATAAATGTTCAAGAGATACAGGTTTAATTTTAGATGCAGTTCGCAGAGATGTTGCTACAGGTTCAAATTATAACTCTGTCTTTGCTGGCCTATCATATAGATTAGGTGGTGCTGGTGCTCAATTAGTTTACCAAGAACAACTTACCGAAACAGTTGGTGCAATTGAATATCTGAAATCAGAAATTGCTACCGAACTCACTGGTGGTGCTCTTACAAGAAGTAATGTTGCCTTTGATGAAATTATTGACATTTTATCAAATGGTGAAGCAAATGCTGATGTCATTGCATTCGGTACTGACGAGGTAAGTGCTAGCCATACAGAGGCAAGAACAGCATTACAATTAAATAAAGCATTCCTACAGGCCGAGGTCACCGCATATATTGCAGAAACATTCCCAGGTTTAACTTATAATGTTGCTAAATGTGAGCGTGATACAGGCTTCTTGGTTGATGCAATATCTTGGGATATACAACACGGCTCAAATGCTGCGTCTGTCAATTTTGCAAGAATGTATTACGACAATGCTATCGCTGTATTGCCTACTGACCAAATTTTACCAACAGCAAAAACTTGGGCTCACATTGCCGAGGTTTGTTATAACATTGTAAGAGATGTTGCTGTAACGCCTACAACAGGTAATGGTGCAACTCAAGACCTTACACTAACAGATGTTGGTATCAATATCGGTAATGCGGTAAGAGATTTAATTGGACTTACTGTCAATGTAATAAGAGATAATACTCTTGAATGGTTGCCTTCATACGATGAACCACAAATCGAATCTGGTTATACTTCAGCTGTCAACAAAATTGATGGCAGAACAGAAACATTACAATCAAGTGTCATTGATTATATCAGAGATGAATATAATGGATTACCATATAACAAAGCAAAATGTAAGCGTGATGTTGGATTAATTGTTGATGCTATATCTAAGGATATTGAATATGGTGGAAATGCTTCCACAATAGAGGCAGCAACATATTACTTTACTCGTGACCCAGATGTTAGTGCTGCGTATGAACAATTAAGAGCAACAAATGTTCTACCATTAGAAGTGAAAGGGCAATTTGCTACCTTACCAGATACTGCTAATGTTTCAGGTTTAAGAGAAAGTATTAATATTCTTCCATACGAACAACGTGAACCAACAAGACTTGCATTTGCTCACCTTGCAGATGTTGCTGCAAATGTAGCTATTGAAACAGCTGTAAGTGTTTCAAATGCAAACACAGTACCAACTCAGGATACTTCTGGAATACCAGCTGATGTTGCTACTGCTCAAAGTGTACACGATTTAATTAATACAATCGCAAATCTTGTTGATGATGATGAGACTGAAAATATTCCAACAGCAACAAATCCAAGATTTGACCCGAACAGAACAATGGCTCGTTTACAACTTCAAAAGAACAGAGAGTTCTTACAAGAAGAAATCATTGCATACCTTAACGATAGATACTTTACATTCGATGGCGATAAGTGCAAACGTGATGTAGGTATTATTATTGATGCTGTAAAACGAGACCAGTTAACTGATTCAAACTTTAATGCTGTATTCAATGGATTGGCATATCGCTCAGGTACTACTGGAACAAATTTAGTTGTTAATGAACAATTAACAGAAACAGTTAAAGCTGTTGAATACGCCAGAGATATTGCAGTTGCTGCAATTACAGATACTGGTGCTCAGGAAAGAGCAACAAATGCCTTTAATGAAATCATAGATATTATGGGCAATGGTTCTGGTAATGCTGATACTATTACATTTGGTACAGTAAGTGCTAATGGTAATAATGGTATCAATGCAAGATCTCAATTACAAAACAATAAAGCATTCCTACAGGCTGAAATGACAGCTTGGTTGGCAGTAAATCATGCTTCACTAACATACGATGTAGCAAAATGTGAACGTGATGTTGGTTATCTTGTGGATTCAGTTTCATTTGATATCATGCATGGTGGTAATTCTGCCTCAATTAACAATGCAAAACTTTACTTTGAAAATGCCTTAAGTGTATTACCTGAGGACCAAAGAGCTCCAACTGCTCAGGCGTTTGCTCACATTGCGGCTTGTGCTGAATTGATTGTTCAAGATACAAATATCGGTGGATTAAAATCTGTTGGTAATGCTGCATCACAAGACTTTAGTTCAGGAAGTGCTGGTGTTGTCTTAGGACAAACAGTTCAAGATTTATTCAACATCGTTGCTGATGCAATTTCCGAAAATGATCTAGATGGTATGCCTGATGTTGTTGAACCTACAGCAAGTGCTTATAATCAAGAATATCAAGATGCTGTGACTGAACTTGATGGAATTAAAGCTACAGTTCAAGGTGGAGTATTAGGATATCTTGCTCAATACTTCGAGGTATTACCATATAACGAAGATAAGTGCAGACGAGATACAGGTTATATTATTGATGCAGTTTCACACGATATTCAATATGGTGGTAATGCATGTACAGTCAACGCGGCTGGTATGTATTTTGAAAATGCTGTAAATACACTACCTAAAAATCAACAACAAGCTACAAAAGAGGCATTTACTCATTTAGCAAATACCATTGAACATGTTGTACAAAGAACAGCTGTCACAGCTACAGTAGGAAACGCAGTTGCACAAGATACAGTTCATGTTGCTACTAATCCTCTAACAGCTACTGCTGCTAAAAATCTTACAATGATTGTTGCAAATACAGTAGATGATTTAAATCCAACAATTGCAAATCTACCTGAAAAAATTGAACCATTACAAACATGGCAGGCTGCAAACTATGTTGATTCCAAGGAATTGATGGAAGACAATGCAGTTGCTCTTGCTGATAATGTATTAAGTTATATTTCAAATGTATGGAATGGATTAAGTTATCCTAAGTTTAAGTGTAGACGTGATATCGGATATCTTGTTGATGCAATTTCACATGATGTACAATACGATACAAACTCTGCTACAAGAATCACATCTCAAATTTACTTTGAGAATGGTGTAAGTGTACTACCTGCTGATACAAGAATACAAACAGCTGATGTTTACAATTACTTAGGAACAGTTGTAGAAAATATCGTACAAGAGATTGATGTTGCAAATACAACATACACAGACTCAACACAAGATACTTCAGGTACTCCTGCAACTGCAGTAGAGGGTGCTAGGGTTTCCGAATTAATTGGTTATGTTGAGGACGTTATCCGTAATGACTCTCTAGCAGGATTACCTGGACCTGAACAGGCAAATACAGCTTGGGTTGATTCAGAACTTCTTGGTGCTGCTCAACAAATTGATGATAATACAGAGATTCTTGCTCAAGATCTCACAGATTACATTAATACAGAATTTGGTGCTCTTGATTATAATAGAGATAAATGTAGACGTGATGCAGGTTATCTGCTTGACGCATTCAGCTTTGACTTGAACTTTGGTGGTAATACTGCCTCAAGATGGAATGCTGATTTTTACTTCTGGAATAATGCTTATAGAATTCCTGAAGATCAGAGAATACCAACAGCAAAATCTTACAGACAATTAGGTCGTATTTGTAAAGATATAGTTATCGGCAAATATCCAGGAATGACTGTAGGAACACAAGAAATTTCTAGTGACATAGAGGCTGCAAAAGTACAAAAACTTGCTGATATGTTCTACAAGACACAAATTTATAAAGATACAAAATATCTACTTGCTAAGGAAGAACCAACATATACAAATTCAATATTTGAAGATGCCTTAGACATTATTAAACAAAATAGACAAGATCTAGCGTTTGATACTGTAAGATATGTGGGTGCTACTTATAAATATATTGATATCAATTTAACTAGAAGAGATGCTAAGAACCTTCTGACAGCAATTGAAAATGACTTTAAGTATGAAGATGTCACAGTTCCTGCTCCGAGCTACACAACAAATGGTAGTTCAAATGCAACAATGACATATACTGCTGCATTCTTTGATTGGCAAGGTAAACATGTATTCCCAGTATTCAATCCATCTAATCCGGCATTGAAATACCAAGGAAGTGTACAAGGACCTGTTTCAAATGGAAACCTTGCTGCCATAACTGGAATGAAGCCAAATCATGCTTATATTGTTGCCACTGATATGAATGTCAGTGAATATGCTGGTACAATATATTATTGGGATGGTAGTGCATGGCAATTAGATAGTACTAACAATACCGACTTACTAGATGCATTTACTGGTGCTTGGGACAGAATGAGAGATTATATTGTAAATAATTACTCACCAAACTCAACACACAGTTTAATGGTCGAAGGTTTATTTAATGATTGCTTGAAAGGTAATATATTAAGACCTCAGAAGCTTACATTTGGTTCATTGGTTGAATCAATTGCTCACCAGTTCAATGGTGCTTCGGCTGGTGTTAACAGAAACGCCTTACCATTGAACTTCAGAAACCTTGGTGCTGCTATATCGGCGGTTGCTTCGGTACTAAATGAAGATGGTGGTAGAATTAGATGGTCGGGTGCAGACGAATTGAATAACCAGTACTTCGCAAGAGGATTGAGAATTAATGGTCGAACAGGAAGAATTGAAGGAAGACCATTTACATCATCAGTAAGGAAACTTGCAAGACGTGCATCTAATAGTAGAGCAGTAATTTAATAAGGAATATAGGATAGAAAAATGCCAATAACAACAATACAAACATCTCAAGCGCCGGACGCGAAACCGGTAGCTAAGAATTTAGTTCTATCCACTAACTGGCAGGAAATAATTAATGTACCAAATTATGAAGTTCCAGAGCTTGTTTTTGGTGGGTCGACTACAGTTGAACCAGGTGTTGGTGAAGTTATTTCTCCACTAGTGTTATGTAATACAACAGCAAACACTGTGAATGTAGATGTACAAGTTTATCGTTATGATGAAAATATTACATATTACATTTTAAGAAATTTACCAGTACCAGGATATGACACAATTCCCATACCTCTGAATGGTCAATTCCTAAAGAGTGGTGATATTCTTGAAGCAAAGGCAAGTGCAGACCTGTCTATTCATTCAACACTATCATTTACATTAGGTCAATCAGAGGAAGATGATGTTGTTTAACAACAAATAAATATATTAATGAGGAATACGGAGAAAATTAATGTCCAGTAGATTTGGAACACTTTCGGGAAGAGGCCTAGTAATCGGCCATGGTGTACCGCAAACTTTCCCAATTCAGTTAGACCCTGTACCTTTCGAGGGTGCTGTCGTTTATGCTGATAATGGAGAATTAAGGTACTCAGATGGCACTGCTTGGTTGCCTTTAGGAACTGGGCCGCAAGGAACTCAAGGTACTACTGGTATCCAAGGTTTCCAAGGTGTACAAGGTGATTATGGCCCAGGTTTCACAATCATTGGTTCAATCGCTGGTCCAGGTGACCAATCCTCATTAAATACAGCATTCCCTGCAGCAACTGTAGGCGATGGCGTTATCGACCAATCAGATGATACCTTATGGATTTATGATGGCTCAGTTTGGGTTAACATTGGTTCATTTAGAGGGGTGCAAGGCCTTCAGGGTGTTCAAGGTGTCCAAGGTGTACAGGGGCCTATAGGTAATGAAGGTATCCAGGGCGAAAGAGGCTTTAGAGGTTTCCAAGGTGAACGAGGAGTTCAAGGCGTTCAGGGTGTCCAAGGTGATTTAGGTATTCAAGGTATTCAAGGCCGAAGAGGACCTCAAGGTGTTCAAGGTACTACTGGTATCCAAGGTGTTCAAGGGCCTCGTAATTTCCAAGGTACTCAAGGTCTCCAAGGTGTTCAAGGTACCACAGGTATTCAAGGTGATACTGGTTTCCAAGGTTATGCCGGTTCTTATGGTGGCGTAACATTTGAATATGACTTTGGTGCAGCAACTGCCACAGTAGACCCAGGTTCAGGTAATTTAACTTTTGCAAATACAGCAGTTGCAGATGTTAATGAAATCTATATAGATTCAATAGCAGCATTTCCTAACACAGATATTTCAGATACAATTAATTCATTTGACAACGTTGCCGGTCCTGTTAAGGCATTCATTAAAATTACACAAGTTTCAGATATTAGCAAATTCTCATTATATGAAGTTAATGATATTGTTGATAATACAGGTTGGTTTACATTATCAACCACATACCTAAATGGTTCAGCCACAACTGGCGATTATACTTCATCTCCTCGTGTTGTAGTTTCATTCGCATTGGTTGGAACTCAAGGTATTCAGGGTGTTCAAGGCACTACTGGTATCCAAGGTTTACAGGGTAATCAAGGATTACAAGGTCAGATAGGACCACAAGGAATTCAAGGCGCAACTGGTATTCAGGGTGATACTGGTACACAAGGCTTACAAGGTCGAGATGGCCCACAAGGAATCCAAGGTGTTCAAGGCCTTCAGGGACCAAGGGGAATTCAAGGTTTCAGAGGTGCTTTTGGAGGCATTTCATACGATTATACATTTAGTACTTCAACTGCAAATACAGACCCAGGTCAAGGTATATTAAACTTTGATAATGCATCATTTGCTGGTGCTGGTAAAATGTTTATTGATGACAGAGATGATGGTAATGTCCAAGTAATGGACGGCGTCATGTCATTCTTAACCAGTGTGACAAGTGCAACAAAAGGTTTCTTCAAACTTACAAATGCAGATAATATTTACGACCAAGCAACATTTGAGATTACAGGCGTAACAGACCGAACTGGTTATTGGGATGTAGATGTGACACATCTTAACGGTGTGACTTTAATGGCAGACTTAACTGATGTTCGTATTTCATTTATTAGAAATGGTGACCAGGGTCTGCAAGGAATCCAAGGTGTTCAAGGAACAATAGGTATTCAAGGTGATGTCGGGCCACAAGGTGTTCAAGGTGAACAAGGACTCCAAGGCGTTCAAGGTTTACAAGGTGGTTCTGGTGTTCAAGGTTTAACCGGTTCTCAGGGTGTTCAAGGTATTACTGGTATCCAAGGTTCTAGAGGCCTTCAGGGCGTCCAAGGAACTATGGGCTTTGATGGTGGTATATCATTTGAATATGACTTTGATACTAATACAACACAGGGACAATTCCCAGGACTCAATCATTGGTACATTGATAACGCTGATGTCACACAGGCAACAAGATTATACATTGACGACTTAACTGATTCAGGTCGTAGAGCAGATAGTTTATTTAATTATCTAGATGGTATTTCATCTAGTCCAAAAGGTCAGATTTTCATTCGAAGTGCAAAAGATTCCGGTGGAACTTACCAATGGCTAATTTATGAATTTACAAATTGGACATGGGATGCTTCTGGTACAGGTAATGACTGGGGTCACTTTGATGTTAACTTTATTGAAAGATCTGAACTTGAAGGATCAGATTCAAGCCCAGGTACAAGTTGGGCGAATGGTGCTGCAGCCGTATATGGTGATACAGCTAATATTACCTTTATTCCAGCTGGACAAACTGGTTCACAAGGTATTCAGGGTGTAATAGGACCACAGGGTGTTCAAGGTATCCAAGGGGAACAAGGTATCTATGGTGGTTTATCTTTCCAATGGTTATTTAGTAGTAATACAATCGGTGGTACTGACCCAGGCACAAATAATTTCAAATTTAATAACGCAAATCCACAGAATGCTACATTAATTACTATTGATGATATTCCTGATGACCAATACGATACTGAAGTAGATGATTTCTTAGATTTTATTGCTGCACAACCAGGCGCAATTAAAGGTTATCTAAAAATTCAAAGAGGTGCTGGCGATGCATTACAAGGTCCTGGTGGCCATCATTGGTTAATTTATGAAATTACTGGTTGGACATGGGACGGTGTTGGTAAAAACTATGGTTTCTGGGATGTCACATTTGTAGATGGAAATGTCACTGATTGGGATACACAGGTTTCTCAGGTACACGGCCCAGAAACAGTAATAACATTTATTCCAAAAGGCCCAGCTGGTATTCAAGGACCTCAAGGTACTACTGGTATCCAAGGTCAAACTGGTGCTGGTTTACAGGGTATCCAAGGCCTTCAAGGTATTCAAGGCTTCACAGGTTTACAAGGTGCTGAAGGTTCATTTGGCGGTATTACATTTGATTATACTTTCTTAACTGATATTGTTAATAATGACCCAGGCATTGGTAATGTTAAATTTAATAACGGTACATATTCATCTGTCACTGCAATTTACATTGACGATAGAGATGATAACTTTGTTAATATTGAACCATTCTTAAGAACAATTGATGATTCGACAAGCCCTATTAAAGGCCATGTTAAAATTACGAAAAAATCACAACCAGAAATATTCCAGATCTTTACAATTTCTGCTCTTGCAGAATTAACTGGATATTTTAATATTACTGTTGCCTTTGTAAGTGGTAATGGTACATTTGCAAATAGTGAAGATGTCACAATTACATTTGCTAGAACTGGTGATGCTGGTGCAACTGGTGCTATTGGACCACAGGGTGTTCAAGGTATTCAAGGTAATTTAGGTCTCCAAGGTTTACAAGGTACTGATGGTGCTGGTGCTCAAGGTGCAACTGGTGCTGATGGTATCCAAGGTCCTGCAGGTTTACAAGGTGCTGATGGTGCAATTGGTGTTCAGGGTGTTCAAGGTCTGCAGGGTGCAGATGGTTCACAAGGTGCTGCAGGTTTCCAAGGTGCTGGAGGAACTGGAGCTCAAGGTATTCAGGGTATCCAGGGCTTAACTGGTTCACAAGGTATCGGCGGTGTTGGTTCTGATGGTTTCCAAGGTACACAAGGTATTCAAGGTCCTGAAGGCCCAGATGGTGCTCAAGGTTTACAAGGTGCTGATGGTGGTGCTGGTCAACCTGGTCCTGCTGGTGCTCAAGGTTCTTCGGGTCCTCAAGGTTTACAAGGTATTCAAGGTATTCAAGGTGGCGGTAGTTCTGGTACTCAAGGTCCTGCTGGTTTCCAAGGTTCAATTGGTCCACAAGGTGTTCAGGGTGCAGATGGAGATGCTGGTGTAGGTGTTCAAGGTCCTGCCGGTCCTCAAGGTATTCAGGGAACTGACGGAAGTTCTGGTGCTGGTTTCCAAGGTATCCAAGGTGTTCAAGGAACAACTGGTACCCAGGGTGCTCTAGGTATCGGTGGCGAAGGTGCTCAAGGTCCTGCCGGTCCTCAAGGTATCCAAGGTGTACAAGGTAGAGACGGTGCTGGAGATATTGGTGTACAGGGGCCTGCTGGTCCACAGGGTATTACTGGTATTCAAGGTCCAGATGGTGGAGCTGGTGGTAGTGGTGCTCAAGGTATTCAAGGTCCACAAGGTGCTGATGGAGATGATGGAGCTCAAGGTGCTGCTGGAACAGGTTCAGCTGGTGCTCAAGGTCCTGCTGGTCCACAAGGTTCTGATGGGACGGCTGGTACATTAGGTTCTCAAGGACCTACTGGTGGCCCAGGTCCACAGGGTGTTCAAGGTATCCAAGGTAATCCAGGATTCCAGGGTGCTGACGGTGTTGCAACTGGCGGTATTCAGGGCTTTACTGGTGCTCCTGGTCCTCAAGGTCAGAATGGTTTCCAAGGTACACAAGGTACTAGAGGTTTCCAAGGTTCAGCTTCTTCAGGTTTAGACGGATTCCAAGGTATTCAGGGTCCTATTGGTCCACAAGGTACTACTGGCGGATCGGGCCCTATTGGTCCTCAAGGTCCTGCTGGTTCAGGTTCTGCTACAACAATTCAAACATCTACGATTCACGGTTCTTCTGTTGAATCAACTCCAATGTTTGTCACATTTGTTCAGGATAGTTCGACTGCTAGAACATTATATGCTACAACATCACCAAACCCAGGTAGTCAGTCTAACTTCTTCTATACAGCAAACATTGATGAATTACAATTAGAAAATATTACAATTGCTGGTTCTGCTACATTAGGTGGTTCAACAATTACATCGTGGCCTACCGGTGGCGGTGGTGGTAGTGGTACACTCAATAATATTGTTGAAGATACAACTCCTCAGTTAGGTGGTAACTTAGACGGTCAAGCATTTGATATTACAACTACAGGTGATATTACAGCCGCAGACTTTAATTCAACATCTGACAGAACATTAAAAGAAAATATAGAGACAATACCTAATGCATTGGATAAAGTTCTTGCATTACGAGGTGTTAACTTTAATATGATTGGCCAAGAAGAGAGAAAGGTTGGTTTAATCGCTCAGGAAATTGAGGAAATTTTACCTGAGGTTGTTAACACAAATGAAGATGGTATTAAATCGGTTAGTTATGCTAATATTGTTGGATTGCTTATTGAAGCAATAAAAGAACAACAAGAACAAATACAAAAATTAAAATAATATAGTTTATGATAAAGTGAGAGTGATATGCTCTAAATCGCAATAAGATATGAGGGGCATTTAATATGCCCTTTATGTTTTATAGAGCTTAAATAATAAATAGAATAATAACAGAGAGAAAAAGGTTTCATCGCCATGGCATCGAGAGCAAATATTTACATAGACAAGGGAATGGACTTCCGAACAACGCTAGACTTGTTCGACGAAGACGACCAAGAGTTGGTGATAACAACCTACAATTTTTATAGCGGGATAAAGAAACTTTATTCTAGCTCTAATACAATTGCAGACTTCACGATTGAGAAGGCCAATAATGATATCACGCTCGTCCTTACAGACCAACAAACAGATTCATTAGTACCCGGCAAATATCAGTACGACGTAATAATGGAAAAAACAACAGGAGAACGTTCCAAAATAGTTGAAGGCTTAGCAATTGTAGTTGACACTATTACGGAGGTTGCGTGAGCATAAAAGTTAAGGTAAACGCCTCTAAAAGTATTAGGGCGGTACCGAAACAACATACCACGACTCCCATTGTCGCACCAGCAGAACGAAAGCCAGTAATCGTCCCAGATTCAGTCGTTCTTGGTATTGATACCATTGGAGCATATGTACAGGATATCGATGCTGGTCCTGGTATTATTATTACACCAGAAACCGATACAGAACTTTCCAATGTAGTAGTTTCACACGCAAATACTTCCTCAGAAGTTAGTACCACAAATAGTAATCTTGCCTATCCAAAAAATATTGCTATAGACCAATTTGGGCATATTACTCAGTTTACAAATCAAACGCTAAGTGCAAATAATTTTTCCGCTAATTCTACCGTTGTTATATCAAAGGATATCACATTTGGTAATACAGCAATCACACTTGGCGATACCACAAATGAAATAATAGGTTTAACCAATTTTAATGTTGGCGAACTTACATTTACACTAGATGGTATCTTTGGTGTTGATGATATTCGATTGGTTCCTGGAGAGGCAACCGATGTCATTGATGCCACTAATCACAGAATTTCTAATCTTGCTAACCCATTGTTTCCACAAGATGCAGTCACGGTTAATTATTTAGAACAAGAACTTGGGCAAGTCGGAGACCCGATAGACCCAGAAGATGTAGCTAATAAACGATATGTAGATAATGTTGCTATCAACATGGCAAGCAGACAAATTGTTCTTGCTGCCACTACTCAAGATCTGAGTGTATATGGTTCCACATTCTCTAGTGGAAATACATCACACGCAGCTACATTTACCCTATCACCAGCAACAACTCTCAATGTTGACGGTGTTGTAGACTGGGAGGTTGGCGATGGCCTCCTTGTCAAAGACCAGGCGAATCCAGAAGAGAATGGCCGTTATGAGTTAATCCAATTAGGCGCTGTTGCAGACCCTTGGATTTTCCAGAGATCTCGATATGACGATGAAACCTCTGAGTATGGACTTACTCAGTCAGAGATAGCTGGGTCATTTGTATTTGTTTCTGACGGTACAAATAACGGCCAAACTGGTTGGGTCGCTACTGTTGCTGACGCTGAAACCTTCACTGTAAATACTGATGCGATTGTATGGAAACAGTTCCAAGGTCAAGGCTTTGATGGCAGAGGTATTACTCTTACTGATGGAACTAGACTAGATCTAGATTATACACAAACATTTGAGAATGTTATTGGTAAAGACGATAGTCTTATTATAACATCAAATGTGGTAAATGTCAACAGTACCGGCGGATTTATTTTGCCGGATGGTACAAGTTTGGAACGACCAGCTCCTGCAAGAGGAATGATTCGTTTCAATACTTCAGATACTCAATTTGAAGGATATGATGGAACGGCCTGGAAGGGTCTTGGTGGTGTAATCGATGTCGACCAAGACACAAAAATCTTAGCAGAAAATAGTCCAGGTTCTGACAATGACGAGCTAAAATTTTATACTGGCGGAACATTAAGATATCAACTTGCCTCAGATGGTGATTTCCAATATGGCGATGGTTTAAATAAATTTACCATTGATTGGCAGACCGGTGATACTAACATCGCTGGTAATACTGATATTCAAGGCACACTGAATGTTGTCGGCGATACAACAATTACCGGTAATATTGACTTTACTGGTGAGCTAGAGGTTGATAGTTTAAAAGTCACAGACCTCACAAATAATCGTGTATTACTTGCTGGGCTGAATGGTGCAGTAGAAGATGATGGTAATTTTACCTTTGATGGAACAGACCTCAATTTAACTGGCGATCAGAATATTACTGGTTCGTTAGATGTTTCTGTTCAAGCTATACTTGCTAGTGCTAGAATTGAAGATCTTACACAGGGACGTGTAGTATTTGCAGGTTTAAATGGTGAACTTGTAGATAGTAATTCTTTAAGATGGGATGGCTCAACACTTTCGATTGATGGCGATACCGATATTACTGGAAACCTGACCTTAGGTGGTAATATTAGAATTGGTGACGCCGATGTAGATACAGTTAATGTTGTTGCTGATTTTACAAGTGACTTAATACCAGATGCTGATGTCACATATAATCTAGGTACAATCGGCAAACAATGGAACAAAATTTATGTTCCAACATTTAAATCAGATTCAGGCATTTTTGACTTTGACGAAACTGGTGCTGTAATATTACCTATTGGTGGAACTGGTGACAGACCAACCGCTGAAACCGGTATGATTCGTTTCAATACGACCGACCAAAGATTTGAAGGTTATGATGGAAGTATTTGGGCTGGACTTGCTGGTTCAGTTATTGATGTTGACCAAGATACAAGAATTATTGCTGAAACAAGTCCTAATGCCGACAATGACCAATTACAATTCTATACAGCTGGTGAATTAAGAGCTCAAGTTAATGCTGATGGTAAATTTAAAATCTATGATAGTTTAGTATTACCTACAGGAAATACAGCTCAAAGATATACGCCTGCTGAGCAAGGTTCTATAAGATATAACACAGAAGATAGCTTATTTGAAGGTTATGATGGTTCAGTTTGGAAAGGTTTAGGCGGGACAATTGATGCTGACCAAGATACATTTATATCAGCTGAATCCAGTCCAGGTGCTGATGATGATAAATTAAGATTCCAAACAGCTGGTGTAGAAAGGTTCTATATTTCCAATAATGGTGTAATTACCACAGCTGCAAACACAGACCTTACATTTGATATAGGTGGTAATATCAGTGTTGGTAATACTATTATAACAGACTTGGCCGACCCTGTCAACCCCTCTGACGCAGTTAATTTAAGATTTATTAATGATAGTTTTACCTCTAATTTAGATATCCAAGATGGTGCAAATAGTGGTGTTATTGATTTACTTAACTCTCCTAAAATTCATATTGGTACAGGTTTAGAGTTAGGTTCAAATACAGCTCTAGCAAATAATGAATTTGAAATTGGACTAGATGATACTGGTGTATCGGCTGACCTATATGGTAGTGATGGATTTACTCCTAGAATTAGGGTTGATGCTCAAGGTCGTATTACATTTGCGACAGAAATTCCAGTAGAATTACAAGCTAACGCGATTCCTGACTTTACAGAAACAACTCACGATCTCGTTGGTGAGATGATGAGGAACAATACTGAACTTGGTATTTCTGTTACGCATGATGACCCCCTCGATAAAATTAATTTCAGAACAAATGATTTTGATATTAACTTAACGGGTGCTATTACTGGTTCAAACACAGTTGTTCATAACTCAAATGTTTCAATCGCAACATCGTTTAACTATGTTGACCTTGATGCAAGATATCTAAACACTATTGGTGATACAGCTACAGGAAATATATTTGCTCCAAGATTTGGTGACTCTGCAAATACCCAAATGTATATTGAACCAGATGATGTCTCACACATTGACGGCATCATTGTAGGTTATGGTAAAGGTGCTGGCCGTGTACAACTTGAAGATGGTGCTGGTTCCACAATGTCTCTATATTCCGTTGGTGGAGAAATTGGTTTTCTAGCCCCTTCATTTAACTTTGGAGCTTCTTATAACAGAACAACTGGAGCATGGACTGTTCCTGGTGATATTATAGGTCGCAGATTTGTAGACCAAAATAATACCACATATAAAATCAATCCTGCAAGTAGTAATGATTCTCGTATTAAAGATATCGAAATTGATGATGATATTGTAATCAATAGCAACTTTACTATTGGTGATGGTAGTCTTGCCACAAATTCTGGTAATATTTCTATTAATCCTAGTTTTGGTGGAGCAGATATCGATGTTAATAATACAAACATTATCAATTTGCAAGACCCAATTCTTGCTCAAGATGCAGTTAACAAACGCTACTTAGAAACATCAATTACAAATTTAACCACAGGTGGTATTTCTATATCAGCTGAGTCTGGCAACACAGATGTAGTTGCTCTAGGCGAAATAATAACCTTTGCTGCTGGTGAAGGTATTAACACAACTGTCAGCAACAATCAGATATTGATTGCTGGCGAATTGGCGAACAACACTAATATTGGTGTTGCTTCCTTTAACATAAATAACTTTACTGTCACAAGTGGAGATGTCACTGTGACGACTCTTGACGGAGGAACTTTTTAACTTGCCTATATAGGCGTGAGGAAAGGACATACATATGTCGACATTGATTAAACTTAGAAGAAGTGCCGTTGCCGGTCGCGTGCCTACTACAGCTCAGTTGGAGTTGGGCGAACTAGCGATTAATACGCAAGACGGTAAAATCTTCATTAAACAATATGATTCGGTTTCAAATACTGAAAACATCATAGAGTTTAGTGCAGACCCAAATGACCTTCTTACTTTAATCAAAACAGTCGATGGTGCCAACTCAGGTCTTGATGCTGATTTATTAGATGGATTAGATTCCACACAATATTTACGCTCAGATGTAGACGATACATTTGATGCCAATCTTACAATTACTGGTGACCTCACAGTTTCAGGTAATACAACATATGTTAATACTGAAACAATCCAGTTATCAGATAATATTATTACTTTAAATGCAAATCATACTGGTGCACCAACACAAGACGCAGGCATTGAAGTTGAACGAGGCACAGCTAATAACGTAGTATTACAATGGAATGAAGTAAATGATTATTGGGAAATTGCTTCTGGTGGTGTTGTTGGGCGTATCCTTACTACTGGTGATGAAGGCTCTGGAAATGGATTAGATGCTGACACATTAGATGGCCAGGAAGGAACATACTATTTAGATTATAATAATTTTACAAATACTCCTGCTTCTGCTGCAGGTTTATCTCTCACTTTAACAGGCAAAACCACAGGAACTGGGTCAAGTAATACTGGTGCTCTTTCGATTGCAACAGAACTTGCAAATACTGGCGTCACTCCAGGCGTTTATGGTTCTGCTTCTCAAATACCAGTTTTCACAGTAGATGAAGATGGTCGTCTTACCACAGCAAATACATCACCTGTAGCTGGTGTCACAGATGCTGATTGGTATTCCGCAAATAATACCTTTGCGATAAGTACAGGCGATGGTAGTATCTTTAACACTGTTATTGATACATTCTCAGACATTACTGTAAATGACCTTACAGCGAATAATATTATCGTATCGGGTTTAATTGATGGCCGTGATATTGCTGCCGATGGTGCAAAACTTGATTTATTAGAAGATGGATTAGACCTTACTTTAACAGGCAAAGTCACAGGAACAGCTTCAAGTAATACCGGCGTAATGACACTTGCCACTGAATTGGCAAATACTGGAGTCACAGCTGGTGTCTATGGTTCATCTACAGCAATCCCAGTTTTCACAGTTGATGAAGATGGTAGATTAACAACTGCAAATACAGCAAGTGTTGCTGGTGTTGATGATTTCTTCTTTGTTGATGCAAATAACACAATTAATCTTACAACTGGCGATGGTACAATATACCTTGCAAAAATTAATAAACTTGATAGAATTGAGGAAGATTTAACTGTCACGTTAACAGGAATCGTGACAGGAAGCGTGACATCAAATACTGGTATCATGACAATTGCTACCGAGTTAGCAAATACTGGTGTAATAGCTGGAACTTATGGTACCGCATCTCAAATTCCAATTATTACAGTAGATGAAGATGGTCGTATCACAGCTGCAAGTAATACAGCAGTTGCTGGTGTTGAAGATCTGAATTGGTATAATGCAAATAATACATTAAGTCTTGAAACCGGAGATGGTAGCACATATAATGTAGTTATTGACCAGTTCGGTGATATTATTATTAATGGAAATGTATCTGTTTCTGGTACGGTTGATGGTAGAGATATATCCATTGATGGTGCAAAACTTGATGGCATAGAGGCTGGTGCTACCGGCGATATGACCGGCGCAGAAATACTGACAGAATTAATTACAGTTGATGGCGCAAACTCAGGATTAGATGCTGATTTATTAGACGGCTATCATGCTCAGGATATTTTAAATCTTGCTGCAAATACAGCTTCTGGTGGTGTAAGTGATGAAACAATCACACTTACTGCTAATAATGGCTTAATTGGTTCTGGTTCATTTACGCTCAACCAATTCAGTCCTTCATCAATACAATTTGAACACGCAGATACAAGTTCGCAAGCTTCAGTACTTGGCTCGGGTGGTCAAGTCATTCAAGATGTTGTATTAGATACTTATGGTCATGTTACTGGTTTGGACCAAGTAGATTTTGATGACAGATATTATACAGAAACAGAATTAGACGCAGGTCAGCTCGACAATAGATATTACACAGAAACAGAATTAGATGCTGGTCAATTAGATAACAGATATTATACAGAAACAGAAAGTGATAGTAGATTTGCTTTCCAAACAACACAAATACTTGCTGGTGCGGGTTTAACTGGTGGTGGTCCTTTATCTGCAAATGTGACTATAAGTCACGCTGATACAAGTAGTGTAGCAAATACTGGAACATTAGATGCAGCAAATGCCGAAGTTATTGCTTCGGTGGATTTTGACACATTTGGTCATGTCACTGCAATCACAACTCAGTATTTACCAATTCTTACAATTCCGATTGCAGATGCTAGATATGTAAATGTAACTGGTGATACAATGACTGGTAATCTTGAGGTTCAAGCTACAATCAGTCAAGACCACGCAGCATATCAAACAGCTTCATCAACATTAGCAACATTTTTCAGTACTGATATATTTAGCTTTGATGGAACCATATATAATAGTGCAGAGGTTATAATTACTGCAACTTCTGGATCCGATAGACATATATCAAAACTTCTCATCATTCACGATGGAACAACGGCAAGTGCGACAGAATTTGGACAAATTACAACAAATGGTACATTAGGAACTTACGATGTAAGTTATTCTGGTGGAACAGTTTCATTATCTGTTGCTCCTGCAAGTAATGCGTCAACAACATTTAAAATTGCAGCGACATTAATTATAGATTAGATAAATAAGAATGACATTTTACAATTTAACTAGCCAATCTGGGGAGAGTGAACCGAATGGCCAATGATAAGAAATTTATAGTCAAGAATGGTCTCTTGACTCCACAAAACGCCGTTATCGGTAGTACTACTGATACTGGCGAAAAATTACAAGTCACAGGAACTTCTAAACTTTCGGGTGCAGTAGAAATCACTCAGTCTACTGCTGCGACTCCTTCTCTCGATGTCACTAACTCTGGCGGATACCTTCAAAACTCTGTTATAGCAAATTTTGCCGGAGACTCGGATGCTCTCCAGATTACTAACCCAGGTCAAGGTGATTATAAAATCACAAATACCCAGCAAGATAATAGTATTACATTTTATGATGGCACTGCGGGTGTAAGAATATCATATAATGGCTCACCTCGTTTAGATATTACTTCTACTGGTAATAAATTTTACGGTCTTGCCACAACAAATATTGATGGTAATAGAATCCTTACAACAGCTGATGAAGGACCTGGCAATGGTCTTGATGCTGATACGGTTGATGGATTAGAGGCAAGTCAATTTTTAAGATCTGATGTTGATGATACTGCTGCTGGTAATATTATAATACAACAAGATCTGACTGTCAACCAAAATGTTTCCATTGATGGCGATTTAACTGTATCCGGTAATACAACTTATGTAGATACAGAAACAATTCTTTTATCTGATAATATTATCACATTAAATGCAAACCATTCTGGTGCTCCAACACAAGACTCTGGTTGGGAAGTCAATAGAGGTTCATCTGCAAATTCTGGCGTTCTTTGGGACGAAACAAACGATTGGTTTAGATTAAATTCTGCTGGAACTAACCTAGGTCGTATTATTACAACAGCTGATGAAGG